AGACCAAGTTGAATAGCCTCATGGCGATTATCCTCATTATTGAGGAATTCAAGTAGTTTGACAGGATCATGGTCAAACCTAACGCGCAATTGCGCCGGCAAGGCCATAAAATCGTCCATAGTGGCGTTAATTTGATTCAAAGCACTATGGTAGTCGGTTACACCGCTAAAATCGCCGTATGAAGGCGATACGGGACTCTGAGGTAGTTGTCCCGTTACACCGAATCGTTCCACGATTACGTTAATATCACATTCATCCTTCATGTGTTGTTGAGCAAGACTTGGATCTTCACAACACAAAGCAGAAGCGTTAGACGCTTCATCACGGTCATAATTGTACGGATCACGTACAAAAGGTTTAACAACTTTCATATTACCTCACTTGTTTAAAAGGAATACCACTGCCTAACTTTAAGGCACCAAAAGCAGAAGCAGCATCACGGACTGCTTGACCACCATCTCTTGCGACAAATGGCGCAATACCAAATTTATCATAATATCTGCCTTCAGCAGCAGATTTAGGATGTAATTGTTCTTCACGTTTAGCAATAGCTGTATTCATACGTGAAATAACATCCTGAGAATAAGCCTGGGCTGCAGCAAGTTTAGTCTGCTCAGGAATAAGCTTAGAAGTTAATATCTTGTTAACAGTATCAGCATCCATGTTAGCAGTAGAAGCATCAGTATGCGCCTGCTGAGACATCATGTTCTGAACTTGTTGCATACCGGTTACATAATTAATACCGGTTTGCATAGAAGCACCAGCAGAGTGAACAGCGTTTCCTAACGCACTCTGCATAGTTGCAGTAGATCCACTGGAAGTAGCACCACCAGAAGTAACACCTTGAGGGGAAGCTGCACCACCGTGTTGATAAGCCAACATCGGATTAATACCAGCAGCTTTTAGATCGGCAATACCACGTTGATAAGACGTGTCTGCCATAGACTGAGAAAAATCCATAGCGCGCTTATTTTCTTCGCGCTGAAAATCCATCTGCTTCTGATTGGCAGCAGTCTGAAAATCCATTTGAGCTTGAGACATAGCTTGATTAGCTTGATTAGCAGAAGTAGTGCCTTGATAAGAACCAATAGCACCGGCAACACCACCAAGTAAAGGAGCAAGCGGAGAAACAGCTTGAATAATCGGTTTAGCGACTGAAGTCACAGCATTCATAACACCACTAAATAAACCCATAACTAACGCCCTTCGGTTGTTTCCTCACTACTCCTTTCGAAGTAGTCGAGGTTATAAAAACATTAGAAATGATCAATAAGACCAGGAACACTATACAACGGCATAGGTCTAGCCATCTTACAGTCAAAAAACGCATCCATAAGGAATTGCTGACCATTAGCAGCAGCACCAACAGCGGTAGTACGTTCAACAGGAGGAGTCTCCTGAATAAAAGTATTATTCAATGTAGGTAGCGCAGTAAACTTCTGAGCATAATGCCAAGCATCAATAGTACCAGCAGAAGTAGAACGCATCAAACCAGTAATCTGTGAAGGCTTATAACGATATTCAGCCCAACGCTCTTGATAACCGAAAACATTGTTATCAGTAGCAGTTCCAGTTACATAAATTTCTTTATTAAGAATAGCTTGTTCACCAAGTGTAGCAAATACTGGGAAGTAAAAATCGTAACGAGTAGAACGAGACCACATCTTAGGAAGACCTTGCTGATAAGTTAAATCAGCACGTACAGAACACATACCTATAATATATCCATGTTCTTGAGCAGCGTACGTAAAGCCATGTCCCTGAGCCAATGCAGTGCCCATTGCAGCAAGGTTACCTTGCGGAGTAGAAGAACCAGTAACCGACGTTGCAGAAGTCTGAGCAATCGGATTAATGTTGACATAAGTCGAACCTCCACCAATATATTCAGGACGTTGTAAACGATAATCTTGAGGTGTAACACCAAAATGAGCACGAAGTAATTCAGTATAACGAGTACCACCACGAGCATCACGCTCTAACAATTTCTGAATTTGAAATGATTGACGTAATTGATTAATAGTAGCTGAAGTAGCTTGAGACAAATCAGCAAACAAACCAGGGAAAGGACTAGAACCACCACGCTTAATAGCTTGTTGGCCAGAAGGAACACCGTTATCAATATATAAATCAGTAGGACCACCAGTTTGAGTTGAGAAAACAGTAACAGGTTGACCCAATAAAGAATTAGTATAAATAGGAGCAGAAGTACCTAAAGGTAAAGTAACAGAAGCACCTTTCTGAGGCCAAGGTAAAGCACCAGTAAAATAATCTTTACGCTTACCACGACGTAACATAGAATAATCAGCGGGAACATCCCCTGAATCCCCTTTACGAACAGTAACGGAATTTTGCAAATTCTCGTCTCTAAACCATTCGTTATAAATCAAATTATAAGCACGAAGAGGCAAAGCATTGTGCGTAACAGTATTAGAACCAGTAATCTGACCAGCAGTAGGAAGACCTAAATGGTCGAATAAAGAACCAACAGCGTAACCGCCAGCGGTAGATGTAATAGTAGGAACAACATAAGAAGTAGAATCTCCAGGGTTCGCTTGCTCACCCATAAACTTAACCCAATTGTCCCAAACTAAACGATTAGGAACAAAAAAGAAAAAAGTATCCAAATGTAAATTATCCATTACAGGAAATAAAGGCGTAGCTAAACGAGCAAACGCAGTCATTCTGACATTGTGTGTATCGCCAGGCAATACTTCATCACAATAAATAGGAACCAAAAAACCAGAATCAAAAGTGGTTTTATGAGCATACTGCGTATTAAAACTAGAGCGGGGAATATCCGCTTTAGGAATCATAGCAAATTGATGTGTACTAACAGACTTATTGCGGTGCATAACTATCTCCCGTAGTTCCGTACCACTCTTTCGAGTGATACGGTATTAAAAAACTTAAACAGTTTCCTTGATAATAACATCAGTAGCACGGGTAATTAACTTAGGGATTTCCATAAGTTCAAACTTACCAGTAGCATCATCAAACATACCAATGTAATAAAGATGAAAATCTTGAGGGTGCTTATATAACTGATTATCATCAGAAGCACGATTAACTTCGTCTTGGAACTGACGAAGAGCAACACCTTCGGTAGCAACAAAAGCTGGGCGGCCAAAAGCATCTGCCGCAGTATCTTTAATAGAAACAATAACCATCTTCATAAAAAACTCCTTAAATAGTACGTTTTAATAATGATAACTTAGCCAACGCAACCTTTTCCTTAACGGCAAGACGCTCAAGCGTGTTATCTTCATGCCGAGAGCGACCATCCATCTCTCTGGCAAACTGGATCATATCAAACTGATCCGGAAACTTCAACTTAAATTTATTATCATAAAAACGCGGTGGTCGGCACTTCCTGCCACGCACCACAACATGGTCTTCTGTATAAACATCAGACATGAACTTATCCAACCAAGCCTGTCCAATACCAGGCTTAAGAGACATCTTGTTAAATTCAGGCTTACGCTGAATTAACTCTCCAGTCTCTAAATCACAATACTGATAATGGGCACCCGCATCAACCACTTCGTGGTTTTCATTGACAGTAACCCCATTAATCTTCTTCATAATATATCTTGCAACATAAGCAGCAGACTCAAAGTTAACATCACCAATTGAAGAATAGCCAAACGGCCACAACTCTTCCAAAATCTTTGACGTATAGAGGACAGAGCCAACCGACGTTCTCTTAAATACTTTCTTATCCGGAAAATCAAGACCAAACAAACAAGCATGGAAATGAGGACGATCGAAATTAGTACCATATTCTCCTGCCATATAAAAGCGTATCGTTTTTCCTGTAAAACGCTTACGCAACCGCTTCATAAAAAGCTGATAGTCTTCATAATTTAAAGACATATCCTTAGGACAATGCTCTGGAGCATATGTCAACGTAATAAAACAATTACTCGTATGCATTTGTGCCTCATGCATACAACGAACAGCCCACTGACGTGAGCGTTCAAGGCGACAACCAACACACTGACCACAAGGCAATGATAGGGTACGGACAACGTCCGCCCCTGGTATTTCTCGCCAAATTATAGACCTGTCACTGCATTGATAAGCCGTTAAGGGCTTATAACATGCCATTAGAGTCTATAACCGCCACGCATAGGAGCGTGTCTCATATTAAGAGCTTTAGTTCTGCTAGTTTGCTTACGAAACGATTTAGCAGACTTATACTTATTTACAGGCTTTCTTGATAACATAATTACTCCGTAGTTAAAGTAGTGGTTTGGTGTCACCTAGCACAGTTACATCAAGTAGAGTAACTGTGCTGGCTGCGAAGTTTCACTCCGCAGCCTTAGGTGTTTCTGAAGAAACGATGGGTTCAACCACCGGTTGTCCA